AGACGCGCCAGCTGCTGTTTATGGTCGGAACGAACGCAGCGTCCGATCAGATTTACGGAGACCTCCGGGTCAAGAAGCCGGGCGCCGGGTTCTGTCACTTCGCCGCCGACTATGACGAGGCCTGGTTCAATCAGCTTCTGGCCGAACGACTTGTGCGCAAGCGCGTGAACGGCCAGGACGTGCGGGTCTATGAATGCCCAAAGGGCACACGCAACGAGGCGCACGATTGTCGCCGGTACGCTCTAGCGGCGCTTCACAGCCTGCCGCGCCAGCTTCCTCCGGCAAGCGCGCCCGCGCCTGATACTGCTGAAGAGATGCCCGAACACGAGGTTGAGCCGGAACGGGCGCCGCCTCCGCCCGCACCGCGCAAGAAGAAACGCCGCCGTCGCGGCTTAAATCAGACAGGCGAGAGCTGGATATGAGCACACGCTACACGCAAGCCGATCTGGACGCGCTGAACGCGGCTATCGCCACGGGCGCGAGCTCGGTCAGCTATAATGGCCAGCGGGTGGACTACCGCGATCTGTCTCAGATGCGCGAGGTGCGCGCCGAGATGGAGCGTCAGCTCGGTCATGTCACCAAGAAGCGCCGCTCGCGCGCTGTGTTCCGGTCGGGGATTTAGCCATGGGCTGGTACACCAACCTCCTTGGCCATGTCGCCCCCCGCACGGCGCTCAAGCGCGCCGCTGCGCATCGGGCGCTTGGTATGGTCACTAGCAAGCGGTCCTATGACGGCGCGTCCAAAGGCCGCCGCATGAAGAATTGGCGCGCCCCGCAGACAAGCGCGAACGCGGAGATCGGCGGAGCAATCCAGACGCTGCGCGCCCGGTCGCGCGATCTAATTCGCAATGACGGCTGGGCGAAGCGCGGCGTCGAGATCATCGCCGAGTGCGCGGTGGGCGGCGGGATCATCCCTAAGCCCGCCACCGGCGACGACCGGCTCGACCGGGAGATCGCTGCAGCGTTCGCCGAGTGGATGGAGACCTGTGACGCTGAGGAGCAATCCGACTTTTACGGACTCCAGGATCTGGCTGTGCAGACCATCGCGGAATCCGGCGACGTGCTGATGCGCCGCCGCCGCCGCCGGAGCGAGGACGGTCTCGCGATACCGCTGCAGCTACAGCTCATGGAGCCGGATCATCTTGACCTCACGCATGTGCGCAACATGACGACCGGGTTTGACATCATCAACGGGATCGAACTGGACAGGCTGAACCGGCGCGCCGCGTACTGGCTTTACCAGACGCACCCTGGGGAGATCGGTCTTCATCGTCCGATGCGGTTCGACAGCTCCCGTGTGCCGGCTGATCAGGTGGCACACGCCTACCGCAAGACCCGTCCCGGCCAGCTTTCGGGTGTTCCCTGGCTCGCCGCCGCCATGATCGACCTGCGTGATCTGGGCGAATATGAGAACGCCGAGCAGGTGCGCAAGAAGATCGAAGCGTGTTTCGCCGCCTTCGTAACCACGAGCGACCCTGCCGAGGCGCCCTGGATCGGCGAGGAGGGCGAAGACGAGGACGGGCTTCTTGAAACGCTGGAGCCCGGCACGATCAATTATTTGCAGGCGGGCGAGGGTATCGACTTCGCCCAGCCCACCCCGTCAAGTGGATACGACAGCTACACCCGCGCGCGCCTGCACAAGATCGCAACCGCCATGGGCATGCCCTACCAGTTGCTCACGGGCGATGTCAGCCGCGTGAACTGGTCGAGCTACAAGGCGGGCATCGTCCCGTTCAAGCAGATGATCCGGCGCCTGCAAAAGCGCACGATCATCCCCATGGTGTGCCGCCCCGCCTGGCGCTGGTTCATCGAGAGCGCCTATGCGGCCGGCAAGATTTCCGAGCTGAATTACGCCGTGCAGTGGACCCTGCCTGGGTTTGAGCCCATCGACCGCCAGAAAGAGCTGATCGCCGACCGGATAGAAGCGCGCATCGGCAAGTCCTCCATGTTCGAAATCATCCGCGCGAGCGGCAAGGACCCCGAAATGGTGCTCGCCGAAATTAAGGCGTGGTCAAACGAGACCGACCGCCTGGAGCTGGTGTTCGATACCGACCCCCGGAAGGTCTCGAATGCTGGCCTCACACAGGCTCGGCCTGATGGCACTGTGCTGCCGCCAGCCACGCCAGAAGACACCACCGAAACCGAAGAGGAATAGGCCATGCCACGCGACATGGAAGAGACGATCAAGCTCTCCCGGCTTGGTCGTGGTGCGCAGGTGCGCGCCAGCACCGTCAATGAGGAGGCGCGCACGGTTGATCTGATCTGGACCACCGGCGCCGGAGTGAGGCGACACATGCCCGGAATCGGCTGGTGCATGGAGGAGCTAGAAGTATCGGACGCGGCGTTGCGGCTTGATCGCCTCAACGGTGGCGCGCCGCTTTTGAACACGCACATGGACTGGGCGCTGACCGACCAGATCGGCCGGGTGGAGCGCGCCTGGATCAAGGACGGCATAGGGTACGCCACCGTGCGATTTTCCAAGCGCGGAGACGTCGAGCCGATCTGGCGCGACGTGGTGGACGGCATCATCACGAATGTGAGCGTGGGCTACCGGGTCCACTCCTACGAGGTTATTGACGGCGAAGACGGGATGCTCCCGCGCGTCGTTGCAAGAGATTGGGAGCCGCTGGAGATTTCGGCGGTCCCGATTGGCGCGGACGCCAAAGCAGGGTTCCGCTCCGAAGACACCGAAAACCCCTGCGTCATCGAACGGGCGACGCCCGCCAATTCTCAAAAGGAGACCACCATGTCGAAAGACACGGAGAACCAGGGCGCCGCCCCGAGCGACGACCTGAAGATTGAAGAGCGCAAGGCCGCCCCGGCTTGCGCTCCGACGCCCACCCCGGAGGCCAAGCCCGACCTGGACGCGGTGCGCAAGGAAGCGCGCGCCGCTGAACGCGCCCGCGTTTCGGAGATCCGGTCCATCGGCGCCAAGCTGCGCATCGAGGACAAAGAAGTCGAAGCCGTCATTGAGGGAGACGTGACCGTGGACGAAGCCCGCAAGCGTTTCATCGACGCCATGGCGAAGGCCGACGACAAGTCGGGCGAAACCCGTTCGCGCATTACCGTCAATCAGGACGAAGGCGATACCCGCCGCGCCCTGATCGGCAACGCGATCGAGCACCGTCTTGCGCCTTCGCAAGTGAAGCTGGAGGACGGCGCCCGTGAGTATCGCGGCATGTCCATGCTCGATATCGCTCGCGATGTGCTCAGCCAGCGCGGCGAGCATGTGCGCGGCATGTCCCGCAACGAGCTGGCCGGCAAAGCCCTGGAGCGTGGTTTTCACGGCACCAGCGACTTCCCGCTCATTTTGGCCAACGTCATGGGCAAGCGCCTGCGTGCGGCCTATGAGGCCGCTCCGCAGACCTTCCGCTCCATCGTCAACCAGGCAACCCTGCCGGACTTCAAGCAAGTGAGCCGCCTGCAGCTGGGCGAGTTCCCGGCTCTGCAAGAAGTGCCCGAGGGCGCCGAGTACAAGCTCGGCACCACCGGCGAGAGCCGCGAGCAGTATGCGCTGGCGACCTATGGCCGCCGCATGCGCTTCACCCGCCAGATGATGATCAACGACGACCTGTCGGCGTTCGATCGTCTGGTGACCTTCTTCGGTCGCGCGGCTGCGAATCTCGAAAGCGATGTCGTGTGGGGCATCATCACCGGCAACCCCAACATGGCGGACGGCAATCCGCTGTTTGACGCGGCGCACGGCAACATCGCCACCGCCGGCGCGATCTCCATCGCCAACCTCGGCGCCGCCAAGACCCTGATGCGCAAGCAGACCGCGCTGGACGGCGCCACCTTGCTCAATATCGAGCCGGGATTCCTCGCCGTTCCCGCCGAGCTCGAGACCGTTGCGCGTCAGTTCTTAAGCAGCTCCTATGTTCCCGACGCACCCGGCAATATCAACGTGTTCTCGGGCACGATGAGCGTGATTGCTGAGCCACGCCTGGCTTCGCTGTCCGGCGGCACTGCGGACGACTGGTATTTGTTCGCAGATCCGGGCGCCGTGGACACCATCGAGGTCGCGTATCTTGAAGGTGAGCAGGGGCCCCAGCTGGAAGAGGACACCGAGTTCTCAACCGATGCGATCAGCCTGAAAGGTCGCCTCGACTTCGGGGCGAAAGCCATCGACTGGCGCGGCATGGTCAAGAACCCCGGCTCGTAACGCCGGACCCCTGAAGCACTGAGCGAGCGGGCGGCGGTTTCAGCCGCCCGCTTCGTATTGGGCCAGACATCAAGGAGATATTCCCATGGCCAAGAATTATGTTCAGGAGGGTCGTTACCTGGAGGTGACCGCCCCCGCCGCCGTTACCAGCGGCGATCTTGTGAAGGTCGGTTCAATCTTTGGCGTTGCTCAAGGCAATGCTGCGAGCGGCGCTACGGTCGTCATCGACACACAGGGCGTTCACACGCTTGTTGTGGCCTCTGCTGTCGTGGTCGGCATCGGTGACGCGCTGTACTGGGATGTGGCGGACGCCAACTTCAACAAGACCGCTTCGGGCAACTGGTATCTCGGCGTCGCCGTGACCGCCGCCGGAAACGGCGTCACTGAAGCGCAGGTCCGTCTCAACGGCGCTCAGCCTGCTGCGGCTGGCGCTTAAGCGATGGCGGGGCGTGTCTTCGCGGGCGTGCCCCGCGCCATCACCGCCGCCCTCGGCGAGCCTGTCACCTACACGCCTTCAGGCGGACAGGCCGCCCTGGTGCGCGGGGTCTTCACCCGCGACTACTTGCCAGTCGGACAGGATGGACAGATTCAGGTTGAAAGCGCATCGCCTGCGGTGACGCTCAAGGCCTATGACTGCACTAACGCCGGCCAGGGCGATTCCTTCATTATCGACGGGCAGGCGTTCCGCGCGGTCGAGGTCCAGCCCGACGGGCGGGGGCTTGTGGTCTTCGTGCTCCATGAGGCATCATCATGAGCCATGTGCGAACAGCTATTCGAGATTTGATCTCGGCGCGCCTCACCGGAGAGACGAGCGCGGGCGCAAGCGTTTTTAAAAACCGGGTGAAACCGGTTGAACCGAGCGCGCTGCCGGCGATCTCGGTCAGCTCTGGCGATGAGCGCATCGAGCGGCTGGCGCAGGGCTCCCCGCCCATGCTTGGCCGAGTGATGCAGGTCCATTGCGACATCATCGCTGACGCGGATTCGGACGGCGCCGCAGACACCCTGGACATCATCGCCGCCGAGATTGAGTCACGGCTGGTTCAGGGGTCCTGGGCCACGAACATTTTCGACAT